CACAACTTCTAGTAACTTGTTCTTAGCATACTATCCAGACGCTTTACTTTACGCAACTCTAGCAGAAGCAGAACCTTATTTAATGAACGACCCTAGAGTAGCTACATGGTCAGCATTATATGATAGAGCAATTGCTAATATCAAGACAAGTGACTTAGGTCAAACATACGCATATACCACATTAAACGTAACACCACGATAAGGAAAATATTATGGCAGAAATTTCGAACTTTTTAGAAAATGCGTTAATCAACGCTACTCTAAGAAATACAACATACACATCCGTAGCAACAGTATATGTATCATTATGGACTTCAGACCCTACAGACGCAGGTAGTGGAACAGAAGTATCCGGTGGTTCATACGCTAGGACTGCCGTCACATTTGCAGCACCTTCTAACGGGGTCACTACAAACTCTGCTGATGTCACTTTTCCCACTGCCACTGGTAATTGGGGAACAGTAGGTTGGATTGGTATTAATGATGCTGCAACAGCAGGTAATTTACTTTACCATACAGCATTAGACGTATCTAAAACAATTGATACTGGAGACATCTTTAAAATTACTACTGGTAACCTTTCAGTTACACTATCTTAATATGAAAATAAACTTTCAGTTTGATACAAAATATGGTGTGTTTAGTGATGCACTTGTTTTGGAAGATAACCATACACTTACAGACGAAGAATTAGAAACAATGAAACAAACTCGTCTTGATAATTGGATTGCTGTTGTAGAAGCTCCTCCTGTTGAATGGCAATTAGACTCTGAAGGTAATGAAATATTAGATGAAAATAATAACCCTATTCCTGTGAGTATATAAAAAATGGCAACTAGATATTGGGTAGGTGGGTCAGGTAACTGGGATGCAACATCTACAGCAAATTGGTCAACATCTTCTGGTGGTGCTAGTGGTGCTTCTGCTCCTACATCTGCTGATGATGTTATCTTTGACGCTAGTTCTAATGTAACTACAGGTGCATTTACAGTAACGGTTACAGGTACATCTTCTGCACCTGCTGTATGTAACGACTTTAGCACAGGTGGTGCTGGTGGTGCATTAGATGGTGCAATGACATTATCTATGGGTGCTACAGCAGAATTACATGTTTATGGTTCATTAACATTACCAGCTACTAATTTTACTTGGACTACTACTGATGGCGGAATTTTATATTTTAAATCTACAACTACAGGTAAAACATTTACTACAAATGGTGTTTCTATGGGAAATACTAGATGTTGGTTTGATGGTGTAGGTGGTGCATGGACATTAGGTAGTGCTTTTACTAGTAGTTTATCTTCAATTAGTGCTTTTTATTTATTCAATGGAACAATAAATACTGGGAATTACAATATTACGGCAGTAGCTATAAGACTTGGCAATGGAAATACTTGTGCATTTAATGCTGGATCATCTACACTAGCATTTTCAGGTAGTACCCCATTAACATTGAATACCACAGGTCTTACTTTCAATGCTGGAACATCACAAATCACTTGCTCTGCTACATCTCCTACATTTGCTGGTAGTGGACTCACATTTTACAATGTATCGTTTACAAGTACTTCTGGTGGTACAACAACTATTACAGGTGCTAATACATTTAATAATTTATCAATTACAAGTAGAGGTGCAACTGGTATTAAAAGTATTTCTATAGGTGATAATCAAACAGTATCAGGTACACTTACTTTAGGTGCAGCAAATACTTCTATTAGACGTATGCATCTATTTTCAAGTACTATTGGCACACAAAGAACTATTACCTTAAACGGAACACTTGCTACATTATCAGACGTAGACTTTAGAGATATAGCAACTGCTGGAACTGTAGGCACTTGGACAGGTACAAGACTTGGTAATGCTTTAAACAATAGTGGTATTACTTTTGATGCTGGAGTTGATAAATATTGGAACTTAGCAGCAGGTGGTACCTGGACAGCAACTGGTTGGGCTTTATCCTCTGGTGGTGCTGTAGCTGCAAACAACTTCCCACTAGCTCAAGACACAGTCATTATAGAAAATACAGGGTTAAATACTTCTGCTACTATTACTGTAGATGTTGGTTGGAATATAGGTGCTATAAACGCTTCTACTAGAAATAATGCTTGGACTTTTGCAACAGGCTCTCAAACACCACAAATATATAAAAACTTTACTTTAAGTTCAGCTACAACAGTTACAGGAACAGGTGTAATTTCCTTTTTTGGTCAAGGAACAACACAAACTATAGATGTAAATACCGCAACACTTACCCAACCTTTAACTATAAATGCTCCTACAGGAACACTAGTTATTGCAGAAAATACAACAACATCTTTAGGTGTTACTTTAACAGCAGGTACATTAGACCTTAGCAACAATACACTTACTTGTCTCACATTCTCATCATCTAACTCTAATACTCGTGCTATAGCTTTTGGTACAGGTAAGATAGTAGTGACAGGGAATAATGCTACTGTATTGAGTATGAGTACAGCTACTAATTTTACTTATACTGGAACTCCAACAGTAGAGTTTAATTACTCTGGTTCTACTGGCACAAGACTTATAATTCCAGTAGCCACAGATGCCACAGAATCTAATGCACTTAATATTTATGTGACAACAGGAACGGATACGGTACAAATAGGTGGTTCTGCTAGGTTTTTAAATTTTGATTTAACTGGTTTTTCTGGAACATTAACTTACGCAAGTAATACTAGGTATTTTGGCAATTTAACATTTTCTTCTGGAATGACTCTTGGTTCTATTGGGTCTACTGGGTTTACGTTTCTTAAAAGTTCTGGAACGCAAACCATTACATCTGCTGGAAAGATTATTAACAATGGAGTTGCTAAAGAAGGTGCAGCCACATTACAACTGCAAGACGACTTAACATTAGACTCTACTCGTACATTTACTCTTACTGCTGGAACATTAGACCTTAACAATCTGACATTATCTACTGATCTTTTTAGTTCATCTAACTCTAACACTCGTGCTATAGCATTTGGTACAGGTAATATTACTGTGACTGGTAATGATGCTACTGTTTGGAGTATGACTACGGCTACAAACTTTACATACACAGGAACACCAACAGTCAATTTTACTTATTCAGGTTCAACAGGTTCAAGAGTAGTACAATATGGTGGTACTGCAGGTGGAACAGAAGCTAATGCTATTTCAATTAATGTAACTGCTGGCACAGATTCATTTGTAAATTCAGGCGTATATAAAAATTTAAACTATACAGGATTTAGCGGTACATTAACAAGTGGCACTAGAACTATTTATGGTAATTTAACAATACCAAATACTATTGTAAGTAATACTAGTAGCACTTGGACTTTTGCTGCAACATCTGGAATACAACAAATTACAACAAATGGCGTAACATTAAACTTTCCAATTTTACAAGATGGCGTTGGTGGTACAGTTAGTCTTGCAGATAATTTAACAATTGATTCTACTCGCACATTTACACTTACTAATGGTGCTTTAGATGTTAATGATAAAACATTAACTACTGGATTATTCTCATCTAGCAATAGCAATACTAGGTCAATTGACCTTGGAACTAATGGTAATATTACAGTCAATGGTGGTGGTTGGACAGCAACAACGTCTACAGGCTTATCCTTGACAGGTACTGGTACAATTGATATGACACTTGGCACAGCTAAAACATTTGCTGGTGGTGGTGCAACATATCCATATACACTTAATCAAGGTGGATTAGGAACACTTACAATCACAGGTGCAAATACATTTACTAATATTAGCAATACTGTGCAACCAACAACTATAATTTTCCCTGCTTCTGAGACTACAAGCGTACAAAACTTTACTGTATCTGGAACTGCTGGAAACTTAGTAACACTTAATTCTAGCATTTCTGGAACACAATTTACATTAGCATTAGTATAATATGAATATACAGGTTAAGTATGTCGATATAAAAGACAGTAATTTTACTGGTGGAAATGCTTATGCTACATTCTCTATTGACAGTGGAAATAATACTAATTGGAATATCTATTCCACAATTAATTGGTTAAATTATTTAGACATTAAAGATAGTAATGCAACACCATCTTTCTGGGTTGCAAATAAAAGTATTGATAGCGGAAATAATACTGGTTGGGAATTTGCTCTAAATGCTGATATTACTGCAACAGCAACAGTTACAGCATTAGGTTCATTACTACAGCTTGGTAATGCTTCTATCACAGCTAATGCTACAGTAACAGCTAATGGATTCCGTATACAATCAGCAGCAGGTTCTATAACAGGAATTGCTACAGTATCAGCACTTGGTGGTTTAATAAGCTCAGCCAATGCACAAGTAAATGGGTTTGCTACAGTTACAGCAAGTGCTAACGCTATATTAGCAGGCTTTGCTTATGTAGAAGGTGTAGGAACGGTTACTGCTAAAGGTACAAGGCAAGGTGAAGGATGGAATCCTGTTACTCCGGGTGCAGAAACATGGACAGATGCAACACCATCAACAGATGTATGGACAGAAGTAACACCAAGTAATGATGTTTGGTTACGTCAGGGATAGTTAATTAAGGATAAAAAATGGCAAAAACAAAAATTTCAGAATTTAGTGCAACGTCAGCAGATAATACAGATATAACCAATATCAATATTGCTGAAGGATGTTCACCAGCTAACGTAAACAATGCTATTCGTAGCTTAATGTCGTTACTAAAAAACCAACAAGATGGTTCTAGTGGTGACCCTTTTACAGTAGCAGCTACATTAATTTCTTCAGGTCAAGTTGACATTACAGGTGCATTTAGACTAGACGGAACTGCCGGTGCTAGTGGTCAAGCATTAGTTTCAGCAGGCGGTGCTAATACACCAACATGGAGTACATTAGGCACAATGGCTGCACAAAACTCCACAACAGTTGCTATCACAGGTGGAACTATTACAGGCATTACTGACTTAGTTGTGGCAGATGGTGGTACTGGTCGTTCAACATTAACAGCTAATAATGTTATTTTAGGTAATGGTACGTCTGCTGTAAACTTTGTAGCACCAAGCACATCAGGCAACGTATTAACATCTAATGGAACAACTTGGGCAAGCACTGCACCAGCAACTCCATTTTCATGGGTTGTAAGCAATGTATCATCATCTAGCTCAATAACATCAGGAGTCACATCATATTCTATTACCTCTAATACAATTATGGTATTAGGTACTGCTTATCACCCTATGGGAAGTAATGCAGGCTCATCTTTAGGTGTAAGAATTAAAAATAGTGGTGGAACTACATTATTTACATATACATTAACAGGTGGTAATGAAAATAACGGTGGTGATGGTGGTTCTGGTATGTCATCAAGAAGTGCTTGGAGTGTAGCTGTTCCTTCAGCAGCTATTGGTGGAACATTAGAATTTTTTAGAGCATCTGGCAGTCAATCTGTTGAGTTAATAATTAATCAAGTAGTGAAATCTGCATAATGCCTACACAACGCATAGCTTTTAAAGACTGGTTACCTGACCAACCATCTATATTAGATACAGTATCAGAAGCTAATAACGTTATTCCTTTAGCTGTAGGATATGGTCCATTTAAGTCAGCAGTAACATTTTCAGGTGCAGCTTCAGAAGACTTGAATAATTGCTTTGCTGCTAAACTAGACAATGACGTATTTATCTTTGCTG